CCGCAATCTGTCAAAGACATGCCTGAATACGATCCGGACGCTGAAATCTCCAGTCTTATACTCACTATACCGTCATGGAGTTCTTCTATAGAACGGGTAAGAACAACTGCAAGAATGGAAAATGTATCGTCTACAGCAAAAGAAGGATTGCGAAGGGAACTTCAATCACTGATGCGACAGATAGATGAAATGTTTTCAAGCATCCAGGAGGGATAAAACGTGGATAATGTGCAGGTAGACCTTAACCAGTTTGTTCCGGATGTGCGATTTGAGAAGATCCCGATTCGTCAACTCGTATCGAATCAGGAATACCAGCGCAATCTCTCTCATTCGCATGTATCTAAGACTGCCGACAATTTTGATCTGTACCAGATCAATCCGGTAAAGGTAAGTCGCCTCAACGGCATCAACTTTGTATTCAACGGTCAGCATACCATCGAAATCGTCGCCCGAGTATCCGGCTCTCGAGATACCCCCGTCTGGTGCATGATATATGACCATCTTGACTACGAAGCAGAAGCTGACATTTTTGCCAAGCAGCAAAAATGGATAAAAGCTCTCTCCCCGTATGAGATATTTATGGCCAATATCGAAGCCGGCAACAATGAACAGATGACAATTAAAGCCCTGGTTGAATCGTATGGCCTGACTTTGACACCATCGTACAAGGCCCCCAATACCATCTGTGCAATTTCAGCTCTCGAATACATTTACAACAAATACGGATATCACGTTCTTGACCAAACCCTGTACACAGTCATCTCCACCTGGGAAGGCGATCCATTTTCCCTGGTAGCCAACATGCTAAAGGGCGTAGCAAGACTACTCGTCTGCTTTGGGGATTCCGTGAAGCTGGATCTTTTTGTGGAAAGGCTCAGCCGTGTTTCCGCAAAGGAGATCAACAGAGTAGCAAAAGAACGCCATAACGGTTCTATGGGCTTCACAGAGGTTATGGTACAGCACTACAACAAGCGTACACGCTATCCCCTGCGCTGGAGCCTACTCTACAAAAGCAAGTGTCCGCTTGACTATGAGGAAGCAGAAGAATTCCCCGAGGGCCAGGAACTTCCGGATGAAACAATGGAGGAAGAAGAAACTCAGCTTAAGCTGGATAACTACTTCCCTGCCTCTTTGCAGGATACGGAAAGCTGATGTGATCTATGAAAAAAAGGATTACTTCAACGCTCTACCTGCCCTTGCGCCGCAACCCACAGACCAAGCAGTTTGAGCCTGATGAACAGGGCTATCTATTCTCCAGAGGCATTTATCGCACAAAAATTATGCCGTCCGATTTGCCTGAATGGTTTGTGTATGGCTATATCCATCGGCAACACGGGTACATTTCTGCCAGGGGTGTCCGCGATCTACTCTACAGGCCATCCTACTATTCCGACCATCTTTTCAAAGATGATTTACTGTTCGTTTCCTATAATGCGCCTATTGAGCCGGATAAGGAAAGTACCCAGGGAATCTGGTTTCACGGCTATGACCACATTGTCTTTGGAAGTATGATCATACCGTTTCTTGAAGCAGTAAGGAAATACTCAGATTACAACACCGCTGAAATTATGATCCAGATTGAAAAGAAAAAAGAATGGCATCGGATCAACCATTCAGAATAAAACCACGAAAAAAGGGCCTGCCACTACAATCAGCGTAGCAGCAGGCCCTTTTCTTATACCATAATCTCTGTTCCACCTCGGAATTTGAATGTCCAGCTCTTATCGTTTGCAATGGTCACGTCCTCAACCATCGAGATCCACAATTGCTCAGAAAACTCATTTATCACATTTCCGTTCTCGATATCCTTAAGGAACTGCTTTACCTGCAGCACCCTTGTCTTTTGGTCATCCAGGGTTTTCTTAAGACGATTTTGAGTGGATTGCGCTTTCTGGTGCCGAGTTACAAGCGCAGCATACCGTGTGTTGTACTCCTCCTGATCGGTTGATCGGCTTGCATTTTCCCGAATCATCTGCTGCGCCAGCTTTTCGACGACAGCCATTTCAGCCTCACAATCCACCAGCTCTTTTTCAAGAACCGCATTATCAGAAAGCATGTCAATCAGCATCTGGCAATCCTCAAATATAAAGCTGCGTTCATCCAGCAGTTTATTATAGGCTTTAACGAATTGCTCGTGTATTTCACTCTCTGTCACATGCGGTGTGGCGCACTTTTCAGCGCCTTTGTATTTGAGGTTGCATCGCCAGATTTCCTTTCTGTACTTATCCGTGGAATGCCAGGTTTTGCTGCCAAAGTACTCCCCGCAACAACCACATTTGAGTTTACCGGCAAAAATGCTCGTGCCGCGATGATAGCGTCCGGCATTCCTCCTGCGAGCAATTTCTTCCTGTACATCGGCAAATACCTGTGGAGCGATAATCGCGGGATGACTGTTCTCCACATAATACTGCGGGACCTCGCCCTCATTGACCTTCATCTTCTTTGTCAGAAAATCCGTACAAAAGGTTTTCTGCAGCAGCGCATCACCCTTGTACTTTTCGTTGGTCAGAATGCGCTGTACCGTTCCGGGGTTCCATTTAGTCTTACCGGTAGGCGTGGGAATCTTATGCTCATCCAGAATCTGGCAGATACCGCACGGCGTTTTTCCGTAAAGGAAAAGCTGATAGATCCATCTGATAATCTTCGCTTCTTCCTCAACAATCTCAGGCTCTCCGTTCTCCCCTTTTCTGTAACCCAGAAAATGCTTGTAAGGCATACTGACCTTACCGTCTGCAAAGCGTTTTCGCTGGCCCCAGGTGACGTTTTCAGAGATGGATCGGCTTTCTTCCTGTGCCAGGGACGACATAATCGTCAGCAGCAGTTCGCCCTTGGAGTCAAACGAGTAAATGTTTTCCTTTTCGAAGTATACCTCTACTCCCTTTTCCTTGAGCTTACGGATGATCGTCAGGCTGTCTACGGTGTTGCGGGCGAAACGCGATACCGACTTGGTTACGATCAGATCAATCTTTCCAGCCAGGGCATCTTCTATCATGCGATTGAAACCCTCGCGATACTTTGTGTTCGTTCCACTTAAGCCTTCGTCCGAATATACCTCAACAAATTCCCAATCGACTCTGCCTTTAATGTATTCGGTATAGTAGCTCACCTGAGCTACATAACTCGTAAACTGCTCGTCACTGTCCGTAGAAACACGTGCGTATGCAGCTACCCTGCGCTTTCTGGTACCGTTAATCGGCAATGCCGTAAACCGGTTCCTCGTAGCAGGGCGAACGGTAACCTTGGGGGCAGTCGCCCTTAATTCACTCATTGCTCCACCTCCTCTTACCATCCTCCGCTGCTTTTGCCCGCATTTCCTGCGACCAGCTTTCACTGCGTGATTTATCGGCCCACATACATTCTTTTTCTTCTCCGTTTTGGAAAACAAATTTCAGCTTATTGGGTTCAGGCACAACGATATGGTCAATCTTCTCAAGTTTGCCATCATCAACCACTTCCAGGCATACATCCCACAGTATTTCTTCAGGGATCTGCTTACCGTAGCAATACTGCCGACCCTTCCTGAGAAAAGTCGAACAGTTCCACGCAATCTTGTCGTGGGCTTTTTTGCGCTTGTAGCTCTTTCCGCAATGCGGACATATCAATTTCCCTCGAAAGAAGCGCTGCGTGAAATCCTCGGATTGCTTCGCCTCATAGGTTTGTTCCAGGGAAATCTGTTGTGCAAGGTCAAACGTCTCTCTTGAGATGATCGCCGGGCAGGCGTTTTCTACGAAATAACTATCAAGTTCTCCCCTGTTCAGCACCTGTCGTTTGGTAATATACGATGCAACATAGGATTTTTGGAGCACCAAATCACCGGTATAGCGTTCATTTTTCAGCAGGTAGCGGATTGAGTCTCCACACCATTTTTCTGCGAATGGAGGCTTTACCCCCATTTGATTCAGCATATCGGCAATTGTCCAGGTGCCGACTCTCTGATTGTGTTTTGCAAATATGAATCGCACAATCTTTGCCTGCGCTTCATTGACTACCCATTGCTTTCGAATAATGTGATATCCGTAGGCGCGTACCTTGGGTGGATCACCGGCAGCAAAGCGATTCCTGATTCTCCATTTGCAGTTTTCCGAAACGCTTCTGCTCTCTTCCTGTGCAAAAGAAGCGAGGATGGTCAGCATCAGCTCACCTTCCCCGCTATTCGTGTGAATGTTCTGTTCCTCAAAAAACACATCAATGTTCAGCGCTTTAAGTTCCCGGACAGTTTCCAGCAGTGTAACGGTATTACGTGCAAAGCGACTGATACTTTTGGTAATGATCATGTCGATCTTACCGTCCCTGCAATCCGCCAGCAACGACTGGAACCCTTTACGGTTTTCTTTTGTTCCGGTTACTGCCTCGTCAGAATAGACCCCGGCAAACTGCCATTCCGGGTTTCTCTGAATCAGGTCATTGTAGTAGCTGACCTGGGCCGACAGTGAATGCAGCATTGCATCTTTGCCGCTGGAAACACGGGTATAAGCTGCCACACGTACAAGAACAGGCAGTATTGGAATATTGGGCTTGATTTTGCGAATTACCTTTTCCATTTACTCACCTCCCTGGTAGTGTGGCATATTACCTCTGTTTCCGAAAACTATCAAGTTATTTATCTGATAGATGCAGCTTACCGCCGATATCCGAAAATCCGTACTTTTCACGCAGTTTCATTTCAAACAGTGCAGCCTGTTCGTCTGTCAACGTAACGCGTCTTACAAAAGACCGGATCAGTTCCATCATCGTTTCAAAGCGCATTTTTCGTTTATCTTTCATGGCATTCATTCAAGGGCGGCGGTTATGCGCCGTCGCCCGTATTCTGTTCAGTTTTCTCTTCGCGATTGTGCAGCTGACCAAGGATGTTCTTGAGCTTGTCAGGAACCGGCAAGCCCAGATGGGATGCGTTTTCAAGCAGGCTTACACCTTCATTGGAAAGATAAGAGCAGACCACGGCACTTCTCAGTGCATTGCCGCTTTTAACCACATAAAGATCAACAATATGCGCAACTCCCACCAGCATGACGATCAGAATTTTCTTGAAAATACCACGAAAACCGATGCGCGAGGAAAGCTGCTTATCTGCAATCGCACACATGAGTCCGGTGACATAGTCAAGGATCATAAACACAAGCAGCGCAGTCATCAGGCCGTCAATGCCACCAACAAAATAGCCGATCCAGCCACCAACCACAGAAATCGCCATCTGGATCTTTGCCCAGATAAGGTCCACACTAAAATCTC